GTGGAAGGTATGTGTCGAAGAGGCGGGGTTGTAGGAATCAAAACGAACACGCCATTCGACGGTCACCTCAAAATTGAGTTTGACCGCATCAGGGTTGTGAACGAATATGAGACCGAATCCGGCCGGGTGTATTTCGTGTGTCGTCGAGAGAGTGACGGTATCGGCGGATATGTTCCTTTGGGGACGGAAACTCGATAGCGCGTTCATCTCCGACGGCAGAGCACTGATCGTAAGACCGTCCAACGCAAGTTGAGCGGCAGATATCGCCTTGGGCGCCTTGTACGTTAGGACGCCTCCGGCCATTGAATCCCAGGACGCGGAATTACCCCGCCAATCAGCGGGCTGGTCCATTCGGCCCACGTAGATCATGCCGGATGTAGTCTGCAACGGTTGCCCGTTGGAGATGTTCACGGTGATACACGCAGGCGTCATAGAAATAAGTCCAGTGCCGGGACCGGAACCTCCGATAGGTGCTGCATGATAAAACTTACAGTTATTAGCAGCACTAACAGCGGAAGCTCCGTTGACCGAGGCCATGCAGACCGAATTAGTCCACGCATGGTCTTCGCCATAGGACGTAGGCGCGCCACCAACAGGTCCAATGTACGAGAACGCACCGAAGAGGTACGTGCTGTGTGCTTGGTTGATGTACGTCGTTTGACGAACGGTGGCGTATGGCGCGACGGCCCTGGGAAGAGCCAGTGAGCCCAGGCAGTTGGCATCCATGAGAAGTTCGGCATGATTGAGTATGCCGCCCTTCCGTGGGACAGGCGCTGTGTTGGTACGCAGCACGCGGCCTGGAGGTTGCTGAGACATCTTCTTAGTAGCTTTCTGGGAGGCGTTACCTCCACTTCGTTTTGTTGCATTCTTCTTTACCATTTTGTCGGGGACACCCACTTTGGTATGTGGAGACTGTACATCTGCAGGCACGGCAAGTTAGCCGATCTCCCGTGCAGTCGTTCGGCATTTAAGGCCAAATGACCTATTTAGCACGGAAGTATTAAGGCCCAGAAGAAGGCCACCGTTTTGGGAGATTTAGTCCTGCAGACCCCCTGAGTCCAGGTGCCCCACCGGGCCGAGGAAGCCATCAGAAGTTATTGATAGCTCGCTCGGTCCAGTGAAGTACACAGGAACTTGGGAAGAGGTAGATGGATCGTTGTCTTCCACCAATTGGTGCAGTGCCTTGGCCTGTCGGAACCTTCTGAGGAGTTCGTAAGGCTGTCGGATTTGGTCACCAGCGGTTTCGTACTCGACCCGAGAAGGGTCGATCCTCTGTGCCAAGAGAGGAGCACGAACCAGTGCTTTCTTCCGATGATAATGCAACGGAAGTGGCCCAATGGCAGGGCCAGGGACTATTCGCTTTCGGCGGGTTACCACACCCCCGGCCAGCGGACCTTCAGTCTCCGCTCTGAGTACTATACCGCGGAGCGTCGCCGGGTTCCGGTGGACCGCGCGCTTGGCAAGATGCGCGATCTGTCTTTGGAACCTGGTGAACTTAGGAGCCCATGACGAGGCCATCAGGTCCGGAAATCTTCCGGACTCAAAGCCAAGTCCGCCCTTCCACTTGTGGGCCGCAAAGTTGTAGCGGCCGTTACTTGTGAAAAGGGCAATGGACCTCTTGTGATA